CATGGAAAAAGAGCAAAATGTTTACACGGACGTGTTGATTGCCTCCCCCTACAAACATTCTAACACATAGCCCCTTATATACTTCCGCGTTGGATTCTTCCTAATGAGTGGTGAAAACGGAATGTACAAACCAACAAAAGCAAAATGGTGTATTGGAAAAGATAGTATGAAACTACCCTTTTATTGGGTAGACGATTGGAAGCAAACGGCAAACAAGCGTGACATAGGACATATGTTGTTCGCAGGTCCACCCGGAACGGGTAAGACGACTGCCGCCTATGTTATCGCAAACGAATGCGACCATGAGATTGTCGAATTCAATGCTTCTGATGAGCGCGGAATCGAACATATTAGAACGAAGGTCAAGGAGTTAGCACAAAGTAACCCTCTTTGGCGACAGATATGGATTCTATTGGATGAGGCCGATGGCCTAACAAAACAAGCACAAGAAGCGCTACGGCGAATCATGGAAAAATCCGAAGTCAATTTCATTCTCACATGCAATGACATATCAGCAATTATCCCCGCGCTTCAATCACGTTGCACGAAATTCACGTTCGGTGACTATAGTGAAAAAGATATAGACGCCTATGTGCAACTTCTCTTTGACGACAATATCATTGACGCACCACGCATGCTTCAAGCAGACGCGAAACTGCTTAAGTTGCATTACGGTGACGACTTACGAGCGATGCAAAATTTCTTGATAAGTGGAAAACCATTCCCATCGAATTCAACAGACTTTGATAAGGCCGCAATGTTGATTGCGGCGGGTGAATGGGAAGAACTTCACAAAGTTATGCTTGAAATGATTTCAAGTAATAACGCAACTATACACGGCGTCATGGTGAAACTCCATGATTATGCCATTTCTGTCGGTTTTGAGGCAGAACAACTATATACCTTCTTGTCTGTGTGGGGGGATTTCGTTTCACGAATGCACACATGGCCCCTATCGAGTCGGTCCTTCGTGGACTACTTCATAGCAACCCTGTATAGGCAAGGAACAAACAAAAAGGAGGAACAAGTATGAACCTAAATGGAAATAACGGAGCAAACAACGATGAACACACCTTTCACTCGGAGGTGGAAGAACGATTGAAGTGGTGGGCTGAAAAGCACAACAAGTCGATTGAAGAAGCGCGAGAAGCATTTGTCGCGTATCTCAATACCGACTTAGGAATCAGCAACCCAAGCGAAGAAGATGACGACTTCCTAATTGAAGCCGCCGAATCCTTCATCGTAGAACGAAGAGTGATGTCGAACACATCAGCGTCGAACGCAGTTAAACTTGTAGGGTACTTCATTGGTATCGACAGCAAGGTGCGAGATGCACAAGAACGAAAGAGAGCGCCGGCTGTATCAGCCGCACTTAACGATATGAGCGAAGCAATTGAGAATGGTCTTGTTGCTCGCGCTTTTACTCAAGATGGTGTATGGATGCTTGAAGGCAAAGATGGTGTCAAGAAAACAGAAGAAAGCGCGGATGAAAAGCCGTGGTTCTTGTTTGAAGAGCATGGTCTGTCGATTGCTATTCTACAGAACAATCCGGAATGGGGTCGCTTTGGTGAACCTATCACACCTTACCGATGGCAACGCACTTACCATTTCTACGGAAACGAAAAAGAGAATTTCATGGACGCACAAAGCCACTTGCGCCTTACTGTGACATCCAAAGACCCGAACGAGTGGCATGTACCTCAGATGTTTTCGGAATGTACCGTAAGCGTCCGAGAGCGAAAGAACGTCAGCAAAGGATGGGAGGATGTGTGGAACACACTACCATTCCCATCGGCTATCACATACGGTAGCATTGTTGAAGAGCAATACGCTGATGCAGTCAAGCCGGAACGTCTTCTACCGACCTCGGCAACCTTCGTTAAGGACTTGTCTACATTGACTGAAATCTTTGAAACGAAGAGCGAAACCATTGCAGGTATCCCGAATCCTGTTGGACCTATGGTACTCATCAAGGCGCGAGTTAGCGACCTTCGATTAGAACCAAGCGACTATGAGTACGACCCAAGTGGTTACACATATTTCATGCGCGTCACTTCCTTTGATTTGATGCGAGCATTCGGTGACGACAGCCGACGTGATGTTGGAATCAGCATTCACGGTTTCTTAGGCGACAATGGACATGTGTTTGAGTATGCAACCGAAGAAGGTTGGAAACCATACGCAGTAAAATCTACAGTCTTCATCTATGGTCGGCTCGGTCTTACCAAGAGAGAAGAAGGTGACACTCCTAAAATCAGCGCAGTTGGTATTTACGCAGTACCTCGCTATGCAATTCCCGCAGGTGAGGGTGGCGACACCAACTCCAACCAATTTGAAGGAGATGGAGAGTGAAAGGAATGGCAAATCTAAAGGATTTACAAGAGCAAGCAGAACAAGAAACAAAGGCATTGGACGAAGCAACAACGTTTCCTTCGGTATCTTTGGAAGAAGAACAAAAGACAGGAGCGCCAATTGGAGCATCTATTTGGGATGAGATTCAAGAATCGGCTGACATCCTACCGGACAATCAAACGCTATGCGCATTGGTTGGAGCAGAAGGTGCAGGTAAGACAGGTGTTATCCTCGACAGTCTAACAGATGAAGAAATTAAGAACGGTGAAGTTATCTTCGTTCTCGACTTTGATGGTGGCGGACAAACCATTCGTACATCTCACCACCGCGCGCACTCAAGAAACATCCGAGTGCTTTCACCGTGGGTCATGCAAAGTGATACAAGAGATGCTTTCGACTACCCCGCAACACATGCGAGAGTCATGAACATCGGTAGAACGCTTGTTGAGTGGGCGAGAAATCCGGGCAACAAACCAAAACTGAATTCGTTGTTGGTAACGGGTTTAGACCAATGGGATGAAGTCTGTAAGAACTGTATGTTCATTGAAGATTTGGGAACCGCGCCGGACGGTATCGGTGCTAAAGTAAAACCCCATGAGCAAGTCGGTATGCGATTTAATTGGCAAATCCGAACAACTCGATTTCATCAATTGACAGCAATTAGCAAAGTCTTGATGGGATTAGGTGTCCGCGTCTATTGGGAAACACACTTCAAGGAATTACAGGATAAGACCGGTGCAATCATCGGTAAGAAACCTGCGTGGGAGAAGCAAACCGCTAACCACATGAATCAAATCATTTACTTCCACAAGACCAAAGTGCGAGATGAGAACGGCGCTCCTACAGGACAGATGAATTACGAGGTTGAATTCGTTAAATGCCGAACCAACCCTCAACTTCTTGACCAACGAAGGATTATCATGAAAACCAAAAAGGAAGAAGCGCCGGAATGGTTTGGACTACCGGAACTACGAGAGGACGGAATATGAAGGATACAAACGAACACAATGATTTCCCAAGAACGGGTGAAAAGGCACACAACGAAGCGCGACCAAGAAGTGATGATTCACTTATCGACAAATACCCATCCTATGAAGCGGACCCTGCATGCATGGTCTGTGGTGGCGAGGGTATGATATGGATGCAACGAGCCGTCATGAATCATGAAGGTGAATGTGTCGATGTTGATTTTGAAAATCATCCATGTGATTGCATATTCGCTGAACGCATGACTGTCAAGGCCGACCCAAAGTGTCGAGCCTGTGGTGGTACAGGTGAAGTCGAAGAGATTCATTTGGCGGACGGTGAGAAGGTTATTTCACATTACGCTTGCGTCTGTCTAAGATATGTGCCAATGGAATCCCCGAAGAATGAAGGTGAAGTAAATGATGTATAGACCAAGAGATTACCCAATACACGTTCAAGTGGGTGTACCGTCAAACAACGCTCGCAATGCTCACTTGTATCTATGTGGTGACAAACTACAGTACACACCATCTGTGGACATGTTGAAAGAGTCCTTGAAATGGCTTGATGTGGATTACAATGGATGGCACGAACTACGACCACTATGCGAGAAATGCCACGCGAAGCATATCGTTCTTACAGGGGAGGCTATTGAATGGCCGCACAAGTGATTGTGGACCGAAAGAAATTCTTAGCATTCATTGACGGATTCGGAAACAACATCGAAGACCTCATGTTGAATGTAAAAGATAACCGCGTCTATGGTGCAGTAGATACTACAACGCACTATTGTTCAAAAAGCATGAGTGTAATGTTGAGTGCTGATGTCAAGTACAGACCCGGAAAAATATACATCAGCGATGTTGCTAAGGTTATAACGTTTCTTAAAGCATCTTCGCAAGACTTATGTATAGTGAACCAATGGGACGGCTCTCTTAATTTAAAATTAGAGAAGGACTCTCTTGTGCTTCCGAGCCACACGCACATACGTTCAGCCGCAAGTTTGGAGCGCGCTAACTTTGCAATCAAGACAATGATTGATGCGAACTTCACAAAGATTGGACCGGCGCTGTTGGATATTCATGGACACTTGAACATGAAGGACATTCGTGGACTATCCACAGCCGTCAAGATTGCAGGTAAGGATGCACCATGCCGTGTTAAGATATGCCCTACAGACAAGGAACTTGTTGTTACAGTAGGTCATGTTGCAGGTGGTGCAAACGTAAACCGTGTCGTCAAGTTAAACGACGTGTCGGGTAAGGAAGAATCGGTAACACACTTTGGTTCTCATTTACCACAGACGCTTGCTTGCATGAGCGATGGTATGGTTGATTTTCATATGGGCGCTAATGCGGCACTCATACTACAACACCATGAGCATGATGACCTGCTTGTTCTCAAGCACCAACAGGGGGTTAGTTGATGATTGCTGATGCTGTTTATCACAACGACAAAGCACCGACAATCTACCTACGTTGGAGAGATGAGGATGGTAAACTTGTCGAGCAACAAGTGGATGACTTCAAGCCTCACATGTACATACCTGCTTCAACATCGAACTTTGCAATAAGTCAATTGAAGCGAGCGTATCCAAAAGCAAAGGTGTGCAAAGACAAAACCTACGAAGCGCTTGATGGAGGACTTCTCTATAGAGTCGAAACACACAATCCATTCGACATATATCGGATGAGTCAAATGTTCCCGAAGACCTATGAGGGTGACATGTCGTTCATCGACCAATACCTCATCAACGAATGCACAGCGATGCCGAAATGGAAACCGCGCAAATGGTGGTATGACATCGAATGTAACACAGGTGATGACAACTTTACGACTGTCATCGCTGTCATTGACTCCGACCTCGACACACCCGTTGTGTTTGCATGGGCTGACGAACGCACCAACTGTCCGTTTGACGACCCAAGTAACACAACCATCAGTAACAAGAAGGTTCGTGATGTAACATACAACCTTTATTGCTATGGTTCTGAGAAAGAAATGTATGACAATTTCATTTGGTTTCTACAAGAGCGCAATCCTGATATGATGATTGCTCACGCGGGAACATTTTTCGACATACCTCACATGATTGAGCGTCTTGACAAGATTTACGGTTACGGTGGCGCGTCGAAGTTAAGCCCGTTGGGTGTGATTCGACGTCCAAAGAAAGGTGAGCGCTACAGACATGATGACCAACCAATTGCGGGTCGATGGCAATTTGACACCGCCGCACCTGCGGGAAGTGGTACAGGGTTTGAACGCGTTTGGAAAGATAGTGGTGGTGGACAACTACCGAATCTTAAGTTGAATACTATCGCGGAAGAATTAGGACTCGGTTCAAAACTCACAGAAGAAATTGAGGGTATGGATGTCCACAATGGATGGTACGAGTATTGGGAAGAGTTTGTTGATTATTGTCTACTCGACACCGTTCTTCTTCGTGGTATTGATGAAGCGCGAAACGTCACAGACTTCTTTGTTGAGATGGTTCGATTGTGTGGTGTATCCATTCAATCAGCAACCAACGTAACAAACTTCGCGCGTGGCTTAATTCAACGACGAACACATCTGATAGCACCTTCTCGATACAAAGGCGAAAAGGTTGATTTGAAGGGCGCTGAATTTATTATTACAGATGATGGATTGTACGAGGGTGTAGCGGTTATTGACTACAAGGGACTGTACCCATCACTCATCACAGGATTCAACCTTTGCTACACAACAAAACGTGATGGTCCGGGTGAAGGTATCATTCAACTTGAGAATGGTTCGTATTGGGACCAATCAACAAAGGGTATTCTCCCACAGGTTGTTGATTACCTCTTTGACTTCCGAGCAACATGCAAAGAAAACATGCGCAACGCTGAAACCAAAGAGGAACGAGCCGCTTGGAATACTACACAATCAGCAGTAAAACGTGTCATGGCAAGCCTGTACGGTATGACTGCGCATCTTGGATATGGGTGGGCTGATGTAGACATTGCAACGACTATTCTCTCCGAAGGACGTCGTTGCATTCGATTGCTTGATAGCACAGCAACAAGACTCGGATACAATGTGCTGTACGGATTTACGGACAGCGCATTTATTCAAGTGCCATTCGATGAGGCTGAAACATTAGCAAAGCGCGTAACTGATTCTATACAGACGGCTACGGGCAACAAGCAGTTGTTTGCTGAACTTGAAGCGTACCATGACTATTGGTTGTTGGCAGGTAAAAACAAGTACGCGGGTATTGTCAATTACCCTCCCGAAGATGAAGGGAAAATGAAGACCGCGAACTTTCTCAAAGGTAGCAATACAGCACCGATTACCAAAAAGGCTGAACGCATTGCTTTGACGATGATATGTCAAGGTAAGAATGAAGCCGAAGTCCGTGATGAATTGTTGAAGTTGTCGCTCCCTGTACGGAAGGGTGAGGTTGTCCTCAAAGAAGTGACACAGCAAACAAGAATAGGAAGCGCGCCGGTTGCAAAGATGGTGAACGGTACAATGCGCTTTGGTACAATTGCGAGTAGAGCCGCTAACTATTACAATTCCGTGATGGTTGATGATGACCCATTTGAAGCAGGTGATTCTGTTAAGTGGGTGTATGTAAATTCCGTTCCGGCAGGTATGCCATCAACTGATGTTGTAGCGTACCGCGACGAAAAGGAGATGGAAGGATTTAATCTCGATGCCACAAAGATTCTCCAAAAGGCAATCGTGAACAAACTGAAAAACGTGTACGAAATCTTGGGTTGGGATTTGGGCGCGGCAACAGGAGAACCCCGACCCGCAGTATATTGGTGATACCATGACAGACGAAAAAGTGAAACAATTAGAAGCCCGAATAGACGAACTACAAAAGAAGTTGAAAGACCTCGATGCGGAAGCAAGTGCGCGCATTGATGCTCTTGAGGAAGACCTCTACAACGCTACGAAATTAGCGCGAGCAGTATGTGAACTACAAGAAGAACTACAGCGAAAGATGCCCGACCTCTACCTTATCAACAAGATTGACGCTCCGACGATGGTGGGAATGAAGTGATGCTTGATGCAAAGTTGATTTGCGGACACGTTGAATCCGACGGTTGTGATTGCTACTGTCCTCGATGCGACGAACGTTTAAGCACAGACCCCGAACTTAATGCACCCTGCGAGCATTGCCTTGAGATTTTAGCGGAGGAAGAATGATGGCACACAATAAGGTATGGCGTGAGATTCATCGTTCTCCTACGATGTTAGGGCATCGTCTTTGGGAGTGTAAGCATTGCACAGCATTGAAAACGACGAAGCGAAACATCCCAAAATCATGTGAATTCTGCCACAATAAGGTATGGGGTGATGAAGAATGGTGAAAATTTACGACGATGGTTCAAGTTATGCATGGACGACAGAAATGGGGAAGAAAGGTGTGGTTATTCGCATGAGTAAGTCCACACTTACTTCGCCTCTATGGTGCGCACAACAGATGTGGATTGAACAGAATTATCCGCGCAAACAAGAATTGGTAAAACACCTTGTTGTTGGTGATGACATCCACAATGGGTTGGAGATGTTCTACGATAAATTGCGTGATAGTGGAGAATTGCATACATTGCATATGGCCGCACAGAAAGGTATTGACATCTCTAAGTCGTTGAAACGCTACATCCCCACACCAACTGAAATCGTGAACAATCGAAGAAAAGAGAACAAAGAGTTTCCATTCTATGATGAAGACTACGAGAGAAACATGGATTGGTTGATGAAATATGAATCAGCGCGTATGAGCATAAGCGAAACAGCGCAACCATTAGCCAATGAGGTTCGTATCGAAGTTAAGCGCGAAGTAGAAGTACCCGGCTATGGCACAATACCTGTGCAGTTTGTCGGAATCATTGACCGTGTGTTTGAAGCGGATGATGGTGGCCTTCTGTTGTTTGAATTAAAAACCGGTAAGTGGAAGGATAACAAAATGTCCAACATGCGCAAAGAAATGGCGTACTACAAATTCCTTATCGACAACAGCGATGCTGAATTTCTCAAGGAGAACAACATCGACAGACCTGTTACGCATTGGGGATGGCGCTATTCAGCCGCCGACCATTGGACGATTGAAAAGGTGAAAACCGTGAGCGAACGAAGCATGATGAAACTGATGCGCGACCTTATCAAGATGTATCTTGATGAACACTTTCCTACAACAGACCAAGACTTCAAGTGTGGATGGTGTCAAGTAATTGAACTATGCCCGAAGTATGCAATACCGATGGGTGGTTCAAATGAAACCGCTTAAGTTGAGTTACCCCAAAGAGGTTGGGTTGTTTCGTAAGGTTGTACACAATCAAGGTGAGTTTGAGAAGTATTGGGCGACATTGAGAAACAGTCAATGTGCTTACATGTCCGTGTATTCATTCCGAGCATTGAAACCAAAAGGAACTCGCGCGGAATACAATACCGCCGTCGTTCGCAACTTCGTTTTGGACTTCGACAAGAAGTATCGAAAAGGAAGTGAGATGGTCGAGGTTGAAGGTGATGAGGTTGTAGAACAAGTAGAGCGCCTTCATCTTTTCTTATTGGAACAGGACATATCGCATGCTGTTTGGTTTAGCGGAAATGGTTTTCACATTTGGATAGCGCTTAATAGAACACATCTACCTTCCTGTGGAAGAGATGTATCACACATCAAAGCGGCGGGTCGTAAGGTCGTCAATGGCTTGAAAGAATCAATGGGTTTGTACTGCATGGACCCCGCAGTACCCTTTGATTTAGCGCGAATGATACGAATACCTAATTCATACAACGCGAAGGAGCATGTCTTAAGATGGAGCATACCAATGACAACAGAACTCTTGAGTTTGAGTTGGGATGAGATTTGTGAAATGGCACAGAAGCCAAACAACACGTCTTACTATTACGGTACACATGGTATGTCGTTACCTCTTGAAGAAGTGAAGAAGAAGAACTTCCGAGTTGTCGATGGTGAACCTGTTCAGTTCGATACGGTGAACATGGGTAAAATCAAGATACTACCATGCTTGGTTGAAGCCGCTTGTCAAGTTGGAAGCAACCCTCCACATGTGAGTCGCGCGAGTCTTGTAATGTATCTCGCCGCGAGGCTGAGAAATTTTCTACCGATTGAGAAAACCACGACACAGATGCGAAGTAAGCACACGCTTACTATTACTGAATTCATCGAGAGTTTGCAATGGGCGGACTATGATGAAAACAGAACGCGCTATCATACCGACTCAATAGTCGAGGGTGGTTATCAAGAATCATGCGCAAGTTTGATTGGTAAAGGCTTATGCATTGGTAAGTGTCAGTTATGGGATGGAACGGGTGAACACGATGGGGAAGAAGGTGATTAGATGGACGGAAGTTATCGTTGCTATCATCTCCATCATCGTTTTACCCATATTGTTGCTGTTTCTCATACCGTTACATTACATCTACAAGGTGGCATTTGATGGTTAAGCATACAATAAGTGGAAACTTCTGTGAATTGTGTGGAAGAGCAACAAGTCGAAGAAATCGACGCAAAATAAAAACACAGTTGTGCGGTCCTTGTAAAGAAAACATAGACGCGCTACCAGAAAAATACTTTTGCAAAGGTACGACGTCAAGTGGTAAACCTTGTCGTCAAGTAACATCAGAAGATTACTGCTTTAATCATAAACCGAAGGAGGAAAACGAATGAGTAACCCTTTAATTATTGACACCAACGAAAGAGGGCAGTTACCGGATGCAATTGAACGACGCGCTAATTCACGCTCTCCGAGAGTGAACATTCTACGGCAGAATTTAGTAAATGGTGATTACCATTGCGGTGATTGGTTGATTGAAGCCAAAAGCGTTGATGACTTGATGCAGTCTATGAGAAACGGTCATCTGATGAGGCAACTTGATAACATGGATGCGAATGCAGGTAACTTCGGACTTGTTGTTTGGGGGAATCTAAATGATTATGTGGCTCGCGCTAAAGGGCGAGGGGCTACTATAACACACAGTATGGCTTTGAAACAGATGACAGGATTTCTTGGTCGTATTGTTGCAGACTTTGGGTGCTTATTGTATAGAGCGCCTAACGTAAGTGAAGCGGCGGCTTTCATGGTCGCGCTACATGAAAAAACATACAAAAGAGCGAGTAGACACGGCGCTCAAGCAGTTAAGCGTGTAAGCACGAACGACGTTCGTGTAGATATGTTGCTTACAATTCCGGGTATCGGTGCTGAAATGGCCGATGCTATCGTAGACGCATGCGGTTCTATAGAAGAAGCCGCTTGTGGAGAGTGTTTGAGAAATGTTCCGCGCATGGGTAAAACACTACGGAATCGTGTCATTGAAGTCCTTACAAGTGAAGACGAAGTGAGGGTTGAGAAGAAATGATTTACTTTTCTATTTACAGGAAGGAAACCGAAAAAGCGGAAATGGTTATAGAGTGTCTTGAACCAAGAGGGAGTCGTCGGCCCCTCATAATCGACACCACATGGAGAAAGAGAAATGCCCCAAAGACAATGGAATCAGTACAGCATAATGAAAGAATACCCCATCGTGAAGGATTACCTTGAACGGTTTAGGACAACTTCGTTTTTTAACGAAGTACCCGGCCTAATATCCTTCTTTTACCTACAAGGCCAAACAGTTGCCGACGAAGTAAGAATACCTGTATGGGCGAGCGCACTTGACCCTCGCGTACATGTATTTTGGATTCAAGCAACAAGGTCGGGTAAGTCGATTGCATGGGAATTCACAGGAGAAGTAGCCAAATTAGCCAACATCGAGATTGATATGTTCACAAGTGGAACAGACAGCGCGTTGATTGGTTCAATTGACTCAATACCGGATGATGACGGTGGATACATCACAGTAGAAAAACCGGGATTGCTTGCAGGTAAGAAGTGTTTGAACTTTGATGAAGGTTCAATCCTTCTTCAAGCCAATCCAAAGCAATTCTTTTCAGAAGTCATTCTGTATCTACAACAAGCGATGAACCCTATCGGCAGTCACAGTAACACATTGACAAAACACATGAAGAACGGTAAGGTTGAAACAGAATCGCGCGTATCGTTTTGGATTACATCATTCCCACCTGCCGGTGTCAAAGAGTATGTCTTGACAAAGGGTCTGTTCCAACGTGTTCTGATTTTGTACAGGCCGTGGAGCGATGACATGCGACAGATGGTATCGGAGAGAAGAATGAGTGGCGTCTTCAAAAACAAATTAGATGACGTCATGTCCCTCGATGACATCGCTATTCACTTTGTACAATTGCGCGAAAAGGTAAGGTCAAGACTGTTGTTGAAGGCAGGTTTGACTCATGAAGAGTGGGGTGGATTGAATCCTACACAGAAAGAGGAAGTCGCGCGAGCAATGATGAACCATATGTTCACACCTGCTCCGGATTTTGAACCACAATTGATGGCTTCTGTAGACGCGTACTACACATTGGTTCGTGGTATGGATAAGCACATGAGTGATGTTGTTTGTTCTTTCATCCCGAACGTTCTTTCGTACACGGTTGTCTTTGCGACCCACATCGCCATGCTCAGAATCATGCGTGACAACATTCACGTTGAGGATGAATGGACTGTCACCGGCGATGATGTTGAGATGGCAACTGAAATCATCTACGACATCTATGAGCAACTTGTACTATGGCTTGAGTCCGAAGTTGAGGTTGGCGCTAAGGCGGCTGAAAAGATGGCTCGCATCGAAGGATGGATGAAAGCATACAAGACGTGTAAGGCTGTTGAGATTGAAGGACGCGGAGAAGGATGGATTCTAAAAAGCGAAATGATGAGTCGCTATCAAAGCCAACAGGGTCGCAGTCAAACCGCAACCTATGAGCGATTCAAGTCTGTGGCTGACAAATTCCAAACAACGACATTGAAAAATTCAAAATACATTCGACCAAAGGAGGAATAAACATGGACCAAAGAGAACAAGAAGAACACTACAAAGGAATACTGACTGACATACTTGACGTGCTTGAAGGTGGAGATGTTGCTCTCGACTTAGAAGACATGCCGAGTGCGGCTACTACTATTCGTATCATAGCCAACATTGCCGGGACTGCTTTGACAAATCTAAAGGCAACAAGAGAGATGATGGACGCGCTTAAAAGAAAAATAGATGTTACAATCAAACGTCGTGAAGAAGAAGACAAGGGGGTATTGAAGTGAGCAAAATAATGGCATTGGATATTGAAACAGCGAACTACTCGCATGAGATTGGTGGTTGGGATAAGACGCACTTGTTTGAACCAACGGTGGTTGCAACGTGGGATGGTGAAGAAGCACACATTTTCACAAAACAAGACCACATAGAAATTCCAAACGCCCATGTGCATCCACTACATCCTCGTACCATCGGAGAGCATTTGAAAAAACATGTAGACGCGGGTGGCGTTATTGTAGGACATAACATTCGCGGATTCGATTTACCGGTTTTGCGCGACGCGCTTGATATGCATTACGCAGGTGTACTTCTCAATAAAGCGGATGAGCATGTTGTTGATACATCATGGACATTGCGTAGTGTAGCAGGTGTAGCCATCCCTCTCGATGAGGTTTGCAAACATACACTCGGTAAGGGTAAGACAATCATGCATTCAGAAGATGCACCTATCGCTTGGAAGGAGCGAAAGTACGGTGCGGTAATGAAATACTGCTTGGCTGATTGCAAGTTGAATTATGACTTGTACATGCATGGTAGAAAGAATGGCGTTGTAAAAGCGCGACACACAGATTCCGGCATCATCGAAGATTACGAGGTGCTTTGGAAATAGGAGGTTATGAAATGACAGACGAAAGAAAGAACGGAAGAGAAGCCCAAATTAGCAATATACGCGCCGCCGTAAACATAGCGGAAACCGTGAGGTCTACACTCGGCCCTGCGGGAATGGACAAAATGCTTGTGGATGAACAAGGACATACCATCGTTACAAATGATGGCGTTACCATATTGCGAGAATTAGACACAGCGCACCCCGGCGCTAAGATGATGGTTGGCATCAGCCAAACACAAGAACAAGTATGCAAAGACGGTACAACGAGTGTCGTTGTTCTCGGTGGACAAATGCTTGCTTTGAGCGAAGGACTGCTACTGAGAGGTATCCACCCACAGACAATCGTTCGTGCGTTTAATCGTGCGAGCAAAATTGCTTTGGATGGGATGGAAGGAGATGCTATACAAGGACAACCGCATGCAATTGCTAAAACAGCGCTACGAGGAAAAGCGGCTGAAAGTGATTTACAAGGCGCGGCTGACCTTTGTGTTGAAGTTGCAAATGCTATTGATGGCGACATGGATAGACTGCGAATTATTACACAGGCAGGTGGTTCGATGTGGGATTCCTACTACGATAAAGGATTGGTGTTAAGCAAAGACTTTGCAATCCCAACAGATACAATTTTTGCAGACGCGCGAGTCTTACTACTCGATGGTGGTTTGGAAGGTTTTGATTTGAGTGAAGTGCAAATGCAAGTAAGCGACCCCGCACAATTACAACAAATCGAAGAACAACAGATGCAAATGCTTGGACATGCGGCACAAGAAATATCAAAAATATGTGATGTTCTTTTGGTTCGTGATGGTGTTCATGAGGCCGTTGTCAAATACCTCGATGCTAAGGGTATAGGTGTTGTTTCAAGACTTCAACAATCAGACATGAATGCGCTAACTCGGATTACAGGATTACCTTGTTTTCATCGTTTCACAGACGTTGGAGATGAAGACTTGAAGGTTCATGGTTCAGCAATCAAAAAGGAGCGTATCGGCGACCTTGACTATGTAAGCGTCACCGTTCCCGAATCAACGGTTGTTACGATGGTTGTTCGCGGCGCTACACGCCAAACACTCGATGAGTATGAGCGAGCCTTCGATGATGCTCTCGGTGTCGTTTGTCTACATCTTGAAGATGAAGGCGATGGTGCTTTCGCCGGTGGCGGTGCGGCTCTTTCAAGGGCGTCTACTGTAGTTCGTAACTATGCTCAAAACGAAAGTGGATTGAGCGCGAGGGAGCGTATGTGTCTTGAAGCATATGCTGATTCGCTTGAAATTATCCCTGCGGCTATTGCGGCTAACGCAGGTATGGACCCACTTGATGTGGTTATGGAGTTGCGTTCTTGTCCGCCTCGTTGGGGATTGTACATTGATGATGAAGGCGTTGGTAAGGTTTGCAAAACGTCGGATTACGATGTCATGGAACCCGCGAAACTTGTACGACAAATTATCACAAGCGCAACAGAAGTTGCAACAGCAATTCTACGCATAGACGATATTGTAGCGAGGAAGGGATGATGGAAGATTTTCTTGTTTACATTGCTGTTGTCGTCATTGTGATGGAAGTCTTGTATCGAGTGATGGATTTCATTGTCCACAAAGCGAACAACTTAGCCGGTGAAATGGAAACGTTGGAAGAGGAATAATCACTCTTCTTCTGTTGGCTTGAAGTATCCAATAGGCATCTTGTTTTTGACAGCAACACGTTTTCTATTTGCTTCTCGCGCTTGTTTGGCTTGCGCTTGTTTGGCCCGAAACGCCGCATTGCGTTCTTCGTTGGTCATAGCCTCATGTGCAATCTGAGCGTTGGCTCTCGCCTGTTTTGCTTCGGCCTCTTTTTTGGCCGCTTCTCTACGTTGTTGCTGTGCAACAAAGTCTGTAGGTGAAAAGGCGGGTTGTCCGTCAAGGGTCTTCTGTCCTTGAACAAACAAGCGTTTCTGATTCGGGTCTTCGTTCTTGAGTATCTTGACCATCGCACCACCGATATTAGATTGTTCGGCGCAGGTCTGCCATTGTTGGAAAATAGCGGCTTCTTGTTGTCCGATTGTGCCTTCTTCGTTTTCAAGATATTGTTGTAATTGGTCGCAATCCATATTTTCAATTCTTTGTATTTCTTGCTGTTGAACATCATCTGAAGCACCACCTTGTCTTTGCATTTCTGCTTCTTGTTGCAGTATGGAAATCAAAGACTGTCTTGCTGTTTCACAACATTGGTCGTGTCCGCTATCCATTTGCACTTGTTGTGGTTTTTCTGTCGTCAATATCTTGACGATGGTGGGTTTACCACCAACACCCTGCCTCTTACTACGCTTACGTTTTGTAGCCGCGCGCTTCTGACCGGAGGTCATAGAGCCGGAAGTCTTTGGTGTCTTGCTCGATACCTTCACGCTTGGTCGGCACTTCGGGTATCCTTTCGATGACGTCTTTGCTTTACTTCGACCACACGGAGGATGTTTGCCATCTTTTCCTGTGCGCGAAACATCAACCCACTTCTCTTTGAACCATCGGTTGAGATTCTTTTCAATAACATCGAACGCTAAGTCCATCGGCTCTCCTGTGCGTATATCGCGATGTCGCATACCCTGCATGGTAGTTGGAGGATTGCCTTGTGCATCAACCATCTGTCTTACCGGCTGTGGGCTTGCCGCAGTTATCCTCACATGCGGTTCAAAGTCGGGGTCGGGTTCCATTGGGAACAACCCTGCTAATCCACCGGGAGGTTTTTTTCTCTCTTCCTCGCGAACTTGTGTTGGATACACCGTACCTACGTCCTTGAATCTAAAATCATCTCGGCGCTTATACTGCGGAGTACCCATGTCATCACTTGATTCCATAGCACTTGACGTATTTGCAACACAGTCTTCAGACGAGCAACCAATAGCCCCATCATCCATGTAAAGCGTTTTACCTTCGTCGCAATGAGGGCAGTCGCCACCAATGTCGTCAATCTGTCGATTACCGACGATTGGATTACCTTCTATATCGTATTCAGTAGGGGTCACCTTTGCCATGTGTGGATGTTGTTGTAGATAGTCAAGATTTTGTCGAGGGCGTGATTTAACTTTAGGAGCGCGTTTTTGTGATTCCTCTAATGCGCGACGTAACGCTTCGGCTCTTCTCGCGGCCTCCCTTCTCGCTTTCATCTCATCGTCATCGGGAGCATAGATTTTCTTCAACGTGCCTTTTGATTTGAAATGCCTCGCGCGATTCGCATGCATGTCTTCGGGAACAATCGTACCTCTTGCTGTGTGGCTCATGTCTTTACCACCCTTACCATCGACACCACGCTTACGACGCTCGGCCTCCAACTCCCTGCGATATTTCTTCCGCGCGGGTGTAGACTCGTACTTTGTATCGTACTCTTTTTTGTGCTTCTTTGCAGAAGGTGAAAGTTCGGCTTTATCGAAAGCGCCCAAAAGCATCAGTTCATCCATCAACCGCATACTTCTTCCTCCAATTGATTTCGTGAATGACAGCCTTCGGGTGACATTTATCGCAATGTGGTTGCTCGGTATTACCTTCTAAATAGCAAAGTCCACAAAAGGGATACTGACGCTCTTCGCATCGTTTCCTTAGCCATTCAAATTTGTCGCCCATACATCTTCACCATTTTTTTCAGCGACTTCCCGTTCTGTTTATCCATCAATGAATAACAAGGACATTTTGGTGATGTTGCGGAGCATTCTCTTCCCTGTATCATACAGACGCAGGGGGTAGATTTTGTTCCTCCGCAACAGCACTTGTCCTTTTTGAGTTTCATTTCTTCTTCCCCTTCTTTTTTCCTCTAAATTTACCGCGACAGTATTGAACAGCCCACCCATTCGCATATGCGCTTGGGTACACTTTGAATTTGCGCTTCGCCGCCGCTTTACCTGCGGGACACAGTTTCTTTTCTATAGAATCCCACGCTGTATTCAAAGACGAACAATGTAAACAATCACACATACTCATTTTACCACTTCACTTTATCAGCCCAATACGCCGCACTCATTGGTCCTCGCGCGATGTTTTTTCGATGTCGAGATTTGAATGACTTACGCTTGGCTTTCATTCGCGCCGATTCACCTGCCTTCGGTTTACCTGCGACACTCGCACCTTGCTCACCAAAGCGTATGGTTTTCACTTTACCACCGGAGCGAGCGACGACAATGTGTGATTTCTTAGGATGATTGGGGGTCTTCTTCGGCTTGTTATAACCTTCGACACCCGCACGTTCAAGTCGCGCGTCTTTCTTGAGAAGAAGCCACCAATCTTCGTTCAACAGTTCCACCTCTTCAATGCCGCACCCTTCGGCGTCAATTTACCTTTCTTTGATGTCGGTCCTTTGACACCACTCATTCGTGCGCAAAATGATTTGCGACGACCTGCCGCTTTACCACCCGCTTTGAGTTTGCTTGGCTTTTTTGTGACAGGACGTTTGAGATTTGCACCTGTTTTTCTTTTCGCCGCACGACGCCCTTTAGCACTCAAGCCTCCGGTTCGCGCGTGTTTGTTTTTATTGTAGCCGTGAAATGGTTTACTTCGCTTTTTTGCTTTCAGCACAGCAGTTGCCTTTTGGAACGGTGAACAGCAATCACAAAAGGTGACTTCCTTCGCAATTTCTTCATCACTCATCATGGCGAGTTCTTCCGCCGTGATGGGTTCGTGCATGATGTATTCGTATTCGCTCATCAATCACACCTACACTTTTGACCCGGCCTCGTTAGGACACCACAATAACTACATGGGCGCAAAAAGGTCTTGTCTGTATCCTCGTTCTTCAGCATCCGGAATGCTAAATCCATAGGTGCGCCTGTTGCAAATTGAGGATACTCCGGTAAGTCCGGTTCTTGTTCCTCTTCTTGCGGGGATGAGAGTTTAGGAGGCACACGCGGCGCGACTCGTCCGAGTGGCTTGTCTAAATCACCACCCGCGAAACCACCCATTGTTTTACCCCTGTGACCGAACGGTTGTGTGAATACAGTTGATGGTGTTCTACTGAATCCGCCGGTTTTGGGTTCAATCTCATCGTCAATAGTACGACGCCTTTTATCTGCGCGGTCTTCTATGTGGCTTGTTGAACGAGCCATTCGCAATCGTTCCATGAATTTCGCCTCGCGCTCTTCTTCACCGCCGGCTTCGGGTCTACTTTCTTCATCTCGCGGACCAAATCTATTCGCCATTTCTTCAAGCGCCGCGTCCATATTGGATGTACTCATCCTGTCTTCAACTCTACCCTTCCCCGCATCACGTTCTTGACGTGCTAATTGTCGCTCTTTGAAACGCATTTGACCCATGTTTTCAAGAATCTTGAACGCGTTTGAATTCTCAAGAGCAGGGTTACCGACCTCAACTTGGTTGGGGTTTATCCTTAGCAGACGTGCCAATTCGCGCTTATTTCTTTCGGATAGTACGGATGGGTTGTCGGGGTCACCCAATGAAAATCGCTCGACAATCTTCGGTAGTTCCTTTGAATCAAATTTCTTCGACGGTGTTCGCCTAACTGCGACACTACCACCCGTTCGTGGTTCACTTGGCGGTGCGTTTTCAACACGCTTCGGAGCAGGTTTCTTAACCTCTTCTCCACTTTCTTTTGCTTGACGGCGTTTCAAACGTGCTTCGTATCTCGCTTTACGTTCAGCGCGCTTTCGTGCAATCTTTCGCGGGTCATCTCGCTTGAGAACATTGAATGCCTTTTTGACACCTTTCTTGTATTTGCGCTCACCCGGACCCATCTTCGGATGCTTACCAACGGCGATAATCAGAACAGCGTTTTTACCCTTTTGTTCCTTATTCGGCTTCATGACATTTTCTTTGTTTTTAGACATTCAAATCACTCACTTTATGTTGTTTGAATTTTGGCGTAGCGAGGTTTGATTCGCGCCAAAGATGATGACATGTAGGACACTCCCAAATCAGTACGCGCGTTTCTCGTTCATTAACATAGCGACCCTCTATGCGGCGCGCAAGAACTTTATCTTTGCACCCCGCGCAAGTCTGACTTAAGCGCTCTTTCAGTTTACCCATCACTTCACACCCTTTCGTAGTCCTTCCCAACACGCTTGTTGCAATTCTTCTTCTGATTCAAAGATGATAAACGAATCTTGTGAATCAATCGTCGCCATCCATGTCAAAATAAAACCCGCGCAAAACGCCAACAAAATCCATAACCATATCATCATATCACCTCACGGAATCGGTCCACCCAATGTAGCAAGTTGAATTGCTATTCTGTCAATAGCCTCTTGAATTGTAGCGGGAATACCGACGGCGGGGTCCCAAGCACCTGCACCCGGACCACCACCACCACCTATCGGAGTAAAAGCATCACCTTCTGCTTGTGTTGGTTGAAGTGCCGAAGCCGCCAAAGCACCTTGAGCCGCAGTAGCAAAATCGGCGGCATTCTTAGCGCTATCCTTAACCAATTTACCTGTCGTTCCATCGAAGGCAACGAAGTTATTCGCGGTAGCGGAAGATGGACCGACTACATCACCGCTACCACCACCACCCGATGCGGCAATGGTGACCGCACCACCGGCCTCCGTAATTGTAATGTTAGAACCTGCCGTAAACGCTAATGTTTCACTCGCTCCAAGTGTGTTACCACCTGCTGTCACAGTTCGGAACGTGTTGGTGTCGGTGACTGTATTTGTAATCGTTACAGCACCCGCGCTTTCGCTAATGCTGATACCTGTTCCCGCCGTGAAAGCCAACGTTTCACTTGCGCCGAGCGTATTACCACCCGCAGTTACGGTACGGAATGTGTTTGTATCGGTATCGGTTGAAGCGATGGTGACTGCACCACCTGCTTCTGTTATTGTCACATTTGACCCTGCGGTAAACGCTAATGTTTCTGTAGCGCCGAGTGTATTACCGCCGGCAGTTACGGTTCTGAATGTGTTGGTATCAGTATCAGTTGCGGCAATCGTAACTGCACCTCCGGCTTCTGTAATCGTGACGTTTGAACCTGCGGTGAATGCTAACGTTTCACTTGGGTCAAGCGTATTACCACCCGCCGTTACTGTTCTTACGCTACTCGCGGCGGGGTAATTGCAAGTCATCCATTTGCTACCTTCATAGACAAACGTTGCGCGCTCAGTTGGTGATAGGGTTGTGTTAAGTTCTGTCGCATCGAAAATGATGTCACCTTTACCTGCCGCGCCTTCGTTACATACCTCGATGATATGTCCTTCGGGGAACATGTAATTACCCGAAGCGTCCTTTTGAGGATTGAGCGTCAATGTTGTACCCGTAGCAACCTTTGACATGATGAACGAATCACCATCGGCGGTGATTGTGAATGTAGGGTTGCCCGTAATTTCAGTTTGACTCGCCTCTACACCTCGCCCATCAAGGCGCACAGAATAATGCCCTGTACCTTCATTGTTAAGACCGGAGAAATACAACGCGTTCTTCACATGGTTGGATGCAATATCTCTACCGTGTGAAGGCGCGTGTCCAAAACCTGCGGCTCCCGAAGCGGGAGCAGTAGCGCTAAAGGCGGCGTGTGATGGATAACTCGGCCACAGCGCAACAATGCTATCGTTGATTGTCACATTGCCTTGTTCGGTGTGTAGAGAATTCAAATCCGTGAAGGTATTGACCGCATTCGTTCCGTCACTTGTCGTGATTTTGTTAGAACCAATATCACCTTTTGACATAATAGGCATGTAGTGTACAGGTACAGGTAAGAATACGCGCTTATCGTTCACTTCAACAATCTCAAGATTGTGATTACCTCCACCCGATGCTTTGTACTTTGCTCTCACAACGGCGAGGACATGCGTTTTCATATTGGTTTGACTGTTTGCTGTATCGTAATCGGTAAGGAATTGCGATGGGATGGATGGGAATAGGCCATTCGACACATTGACAGGACTACCGCCCTCGTAATGCACTTTGTTCAGACCTCTATCACAAGCAACGTAGATGACGTATAGTATCTCTTCACCACTCGCGGCCAACGCAACGCCACCCGAACCATGCCCTGTATTGCCTAATTCAAGATTGGCAGTACCGCCCGGTCCACCTGCGAATTCGTATAGCACACCATCAAGGCGCACATAGCCACCGGTGATAGTCAATTTGTATGAGTTTGAACCTGTACCTCTAAGGACTGAACCCGGCTGTGAATCAACCGCGTTCCTCGTTGAAGCAAATGCTCCATCCTGTAGACGTACAATCCCATTCCCATTGATTCCTTGTAGCATATTTGACAATGACGCGGACGATAAAGCATCTCCATCTCTTAATCCGTCTGCCCCTGCTGTATTCTGCGCGGCTGTGTGTCCCGATAAACTGTCTGTCATTCTAATCCAACTCCATTACAAAAGAGAATCGTACTTCGTTTTGTGTATTCTTGTTGAACGGTTGTATGTCTGTTCTATAGACCGGAACAAACTCATCGGTTGTCGGGTCTTTGTATTGCAAATACACTTCTTTCACAGGCGTAGCGAAGTCGAAAGAGGTGTTGAAACTTCCTTCAACCAATATGCTGTTATCGTCAATAATCGTGACTGTTGGAGTAGCGCGAGCGAGAGTTCTAACACCACCGTCTTCGGATGTCGCAACAGTACCATCGCTTCCAATGTGTAACTCATTGACAAGACCCGCGAGGTGTTCAATCATTCTTCGTTTAATCGCATTCAACATTGGCATCACAGTCGCCTCCTTTTCATCATCGTCTTCGACGTTCTTACTTCATGCGCGCGAGGTCTTAAGAGTTTCAGTTCAGTTATGGTTGCAGGTATCGTTCCACCCGAAGGCGCGACGATTGAAACACCTGTAAAAGTGGTAGCCGTTTTTCCTGTGTATGAAACGGTTGCAACGTTGTATAGCGGCGCACTTGTTATCTGTACACAAACCAATTGACCCGACGACGGGAAGCCTGTTGTATCAGCAACCGTAATTGTTGTACCCGCGAACGTGCCACTACTGCGTTTTGTGTACCCATTGCCAATAGAAGCGCGCGCAGGGTTTTCACCACCAACACCGCGATGACCCAATAATACACCCGCGTGTACATCCGGCGAAGTGTTGTTGTGTGTAATCGTTGTATCTGTGGATAGGCGCGCAACGTTAAGACTGATGCTTCTTGTTGTCACCGTACCGCGAACCTTGAGTTGAGTTCGACCAACGCCGGATTTTTCAAACGTAACGATTTGATTTTTCCTATCGACGTTGGCGATGTCGCCACCCATTGAGTCGCCATCATCAGCAAATGCGTTCAGTACGCCTTCAAGACCACTCTCGTATGAAGCGAGTTGGAATGCTGATTCTCCTGTACTTTCATGCTCAGTTTCGATGACCGCCTTTTGCACATTTTGACCGGTACTTTCGTGTTTGAACGTCACAACTTCACCCGGCGATATATCCCAAGAGCGCGCGTGTTGCTCCGTGAAAATAGCCCCTTGTGCTTTTCTGTTAAGACGCAACATTTGATTTGCTGATTTGCGCGCACTCATGATGTTGGTTGCTGTTGGGTCTTTGACTCTCATCTGTCGAATGACGCCTTCTCGCTTTTGCATTTCAGCATCATCAACTACGATTTGAATAACATCGTTCGCCGCTTGTGCCTTACCTTCCAACATGATTCGGTTTGCGGCTTCCGTGATTGGGTCGCTTTTGACACCACCTGCACCTCGCTTCTGTCCAATCTCTCTATCTACAACCTTGAATGTTTTAGGCGTGTAAATGAAATTACCAAACCTGTCGTGATACAATGAATAGTGGTCATGTCGGGCTACAGAACGTATGGCCGCAGGTATAGATGTGGCGTAGAAATCCTTAGCGAGAAACGTTGTACTGTGTCGCGGATTGAGTTTACCGTTCTTCAATTTCGATGGTGTGACAGGAAGACCCAACGATATGCTGTTCAACCCATGCAACGAATCATTGAACAACTTTTGAACAAGGTCTGTTGTTCGCAATCCTATGCTTATTTTATGCGTCAATCTGAAATGAGTGGTGTCTTTGAATCCAAATTCGTTCAAGGTCTTACCCTTCATGTTGAGCAACGTGACTCTTGAGCCGTCGTTCGTGTCGATGATAGACTCCGGTTTCAGCAATAACGTGTCGTCATCAGCGTCGATAAGCAACGGTGGTAATGTAGCATTACTATTCAACAGCGCGCCGTTGAAAAAGGGGGTTGATGTTTTTTCGGTGTGTGATAAACGCAATGAAGATACCTCTTCTTCAAATCTGTATTTGCGCTGATGAGTGACAACTAAATCAGACGAAACAGGCTTCTTCAATTTGTTTTTTCTCAATGAAGCGTCGCCTACACTACTTGCCTCTAAGATGACATGGTGTACCGCATTGTCTACGAATTTAGGCTCTTCTACTTGAGTACCGATTACATCATGCGCGGCATCGCTACGACCACTACGAGAAGCATATGTTGCGTTCGTTGGTGACGGTATAGAATAAGACATGTGTATCAATCCAAATTGTTGTCGCTTCTGTTGCTTTCACCTGTGTGCGTCGTCTTATTTTGTTTTTCACCTGCATACAGCGATTGTGTGAATCTCGGTTGTGTGTTAAAATCAAAGCGAATAAATTCCTCATCAGAATTCTTGACCGACTGTTTTCTACTCGCGTCACCTCGATAGTGTTGCAATGTGTTCGCTGATACAATCATGCGCGCAACAGGTTGTTCCAACTGTGACACAAACGCGGAAGATTTGCTACCCGGAATCTTCGGTCCTCGACTGATAGGGATGTAATCACTACTGCTGTCGAAGAGGTAAGCGGGTGGGTATGGTGCGCCTGTTGGACTTGGGTTGTTGTTTTTGACGTAAGTAGACCTTGCTTGCGTTGCTCTACCGTTTGGTGTGTCGTAGACGAACAAACCGTAACGACCTGCGGCTGTAGATGAAAGGTACTTGTCCTTCGCAATGCGGAACATCTCAACGTGCTTATGGTCAAGAACGCGAACAGGCCGAACGAGGAATTTGATACTCTTGTCTGTTGAATTTGATTGGGTGACGCGCGGGTCGTTATCTTGTGTTTGATACGGGTTTGTGCTTGGGTCGCTACCTGCGCTTCGACCCCATCCTAAATCGCTGATAGGTTGAATGTAGGATGATACTTCAAGAATGAATGAGCCACCCATAACAGGTACACCATGCGTGTGTCCGAATCGCATAACCTGTTTCGTGTTTTGCAAATCCAACGTCGTCAAATCGTAATCTCCGAGCGATTTGTTGGAAACACTTACACCTCCCTCCAAAACAAATCGTTGTCCTACTGCTCGGTCAGTATGCAGACTTGTTGCTTCGGTAGCCATAATCGCGTAGTTTCGTTGATTATCACCGATGATTTCAGCGTCTATACCAATCTTCGGTGCTTCTCTTGACAATGGCTCTTGGAGCGATTGGTTAGCAGGTAGGATGTCCGTTTCAACCGATGCTATATTTTCACCAATCATCGCGGCAGGTTTCAACAATCCATCATCAGCGCTAATGTCTAAGCGGTTGCTGATACCATACGGCACTTCGTAATTCTGTAAGTCTGTGTTGAGTGGGCGTATGAACCCGTTTGTGAACGGAGGTTCGGATGTGTGATGTGACAAGACGATACCCGACAGTTGTAAGTTGGTGCTTACATCTTGCAATTTGTCTTCATTGAATACGGTAGGCCAACGAACTCCGCGCCCATCTCCCCTATCTCCTACACGCTTTGCAGTCGCGGGGTCGTAGAAGTCGAGAACCGCTAAGGCTTGTCCTACGGTGCTTCGTTGTGCAACCATCGACTCGGCGGACTTTGTTCTATCTGTTGCGCGGTACGCATCTTCGGGGTCCCACGATGGACGCACACCAAACCCGCGAACAGGGAATCGGCGAACTTCTTCTCCGGTTGTATTGCCCCACCAATCAACCATGTAATGTGCTTGAGCAAGCGCAAGACTCACGCGTTGGTCTACAATGTCTGTACCTTCAAGACCCGCAGGTGTATCAGCATGGAACAATCTGAACGCTGTTGTTGGATTGACGATGTTACGAACAGCGCAACCAAAACCTTTCGTCATACGTCGTCCATGACTGTATCGAACTTGTTGCCCTTTCAAATCAGTACCAATAAGCGCCGATGCTGTAGTGTGTCGCTCAAGGATGCCTGTGTAAGATGGATTAGCAGTCGTATCGTTTCGTACAGAAGCGACTGTTTTTTCAGCAAACGAGTATCCACTACCGCCGTCTATAGAAACAAATGGTCCGTCAATGTCGAAGTGATAAGAAGCGTATGGGTCGCGCAATGCTTGACCACCTTTGATAGCCCATCGAGGTCGGTTGTATGGTTGTCGTACCGATACACGGTATCCGAATCCAACTCTTCGTTTTGTATTAACGCTACTGATTGAATCCGTGAGTGTTGTTGGGTCTGTATCGGTCACTTGTAGACCCAACTTAAGAAGTCCACCCGAACCGTTGTCGATTTGTATTGTACCGTCTTTCGCACCCCATCCAATTGAGGCTGTGCCATACAATGTTAATGAACTCATTTGCGCACCAAAACGATGACCACCCGGCCAAAATGCTCCGAAATGATACTTGCGCGATTTACCATCTGTACCTGCTTGATGAGGATAATTTGAGTCAGTCCAATCATTTGTTATTGCGCTACCCGGAGTTGTTTTACCGCGCATACGGAATTTAAATGGCCCGTCACTCATAGCGTAAACAAACTCATGGTAGTGAACTGTTTCAAAGTGTTCCGGTAAGTGATTGTACGGTGCTTTATCCGCCGCCGCATCTCCCATAGCCCCTCTTGAATCGGAGAACCATGTCATCGGGCGACCAAGATTGTAATGCCATAGACACAAATATGCGTCCGCAGGGTTTGATGAATTGGTATCTCTTGTACCGGACAACAGTTGTGGGAGGTTGCGTGTCGCAACACTTTCGCGCGATTTGGTAAACACTTCTCCCGCCAACAATGTTGAATACGGTCCTGTCAATCGCACCGTTTGACCTACCGCGAGTTTACTCCATGAGTAGGCGCTCGGTGTACCGGTTAGATTGAATACGGTAGTGTTGCTACCTGCTGTTGGATTGCTGATGTATCCTCTATCTGTGTAATCAAAGTAGTGCGTGACACCATCCGTACCGACAATGGATAACTTGTGTTTTTTGTAATCCGTTCCTACAAGCGGGAATAGCATGTTGTTATCTACGAAGATTTTGTATCCACTTGTGGTGTCGAGGTTTTGGATAGTGCATGTTGGTGTGAGTGATACGAGGTATTCTGTGTACACGTCGAGGTAATGCGAAGGGTATCCTGTTAGCGTCAATTGGCAACCAACACCACCAAGCGTAGAGCGCGAGAAGTGGTAATAATCGTCGGGATGATAATGTTCGGTGTGTAGCCACGGATTACCGCTAAACACGGTGGATTGGTCGTATGCTACAGCCCACCACGGTATCGTTATTGTTCTTGACGGAGTTGCGCGAGTAAACATGTTTGGATGATACGGTAAAGAACGACGCGTAAAAGCACCCGATGTCGAAGCGTTAATACCGTAAGGATTGTTGAGTCCGAGAATCGGTATATTGGTGAATTGTTCGCGCGTCGATGGGTCGAAATCCAACATCAACTCATTGAGATATATTTCACAACCGCGCACATCTGCCATTGTCGCTTCTGATAATATCAAATCAAACCTGTCGGTACTCCATTGCAACGCTACAACTGTTGCGATTTGTTGGTCAGTCAAAAGCGGTTTTCTTGTTTGAACAACACCCGAAGAATTAACCGGCGCGCTCGTAGAACCAAAGACTGTGTTCTCGTTGTTACCCATCA